ATTTACAAGCAATCAAAGCCGTGAGGAAGCCGTGAGAAACGGACAAAAAGGCGGTATTGCATCTGGATATTCTAGGCGACAAAAAAAAGCCCTTTCTGATTATGTAAAAATTATAGCCGAAAGTCCTGCATCAAGTACTGCAAAAAAGAAACTTGCAAAAATGGGGATTGCTGACGAAGACGCAAATAACATGGCAGTCGTAGCAACTTCTCTGTATAAAAAAGCGGCAGATGGAAATATACAGGCTATCGAAAAATGGGAGCAGCTAACAGCAGCTTTAAAAGACGATGATGAAAAATATGAACTTCCTGCCAGAGTACTTGGCAAGGCGTTCGTGGATATTAACCGACAGATTAAGCCTAACATTGAATATGTATTTGAGGGCGGTCGTGGTGGCCTAAAATCGTCGTTTGTAGCCTTTAAGATTGTTGAGCTTATCAAGAATAATCCCCAGATGCACGCCTGCATTACAAGACAAGTAGCCGGTACTCTGAAAGATTCTGTATACGCTAACATGAAATGGGCTATCAACGAACTTGGACTGATGGAAGAATTTGAATGCAAGGTGTCACCACTTGAGATCAAGTATATTAAGACTGGACAGACAATATACTTCCGTGGTCTGGACGATGAAACCAAACTGAAATCTATTAAGCCGGAGTTTGGGTATATCGGAATCCTCTGGAAAGAGGAAAAAGATCAAATGAAGGGAGACGCTCAGGAACGTTCTGTTAATCAGTCAGTGCTTCGTGGCGGCGATGAATCCTATGATTTTTCATCGTATAACCCGCCAAAATCAAAATCAAACTGGGTAAACAGGATTAAGCTCATACCTAACCCGAAAAGAGTTATCCATCATTCAAGTTATCTGGAAGCCCCGGCGGAGTGGCTCGGACAGAAGTTTATTGACGATGCAGCGCATCTGAAAGAAATCAATCCAGAAGCCTATGAGCATGAATACCTGGGTGTTCCAAATGGTGACGGTGGAAACGTATTTGAATATCTGGAAATCAGAGATATTACAGATGAAGAGATCAGTCACATGGACAAAATATTTCAGGGGTGTGACTGGGGATTTTTTCCTGATCCGTATGCTTTTATTCGTTTGTATTACAATCATAACACTGAAAAGATATATCTCATTGATGAAATTTGCGAAAATAAATGGAGCAATAGGAAATCAGCAGACGAGATTCTAAAAAGAAAATATGATGATTATACTATTACTTGCGATTCTGCTGAACCTAAATCAATCAATGATTATAGAGATTTTGGACTCCCGGCAAGGGGCGCAATAAAAGGGCCTGGGAGTGTGGAATATTCTATGAAATGGCTTCAAACAAGAACTATTGTTATTGACCCTAAGAGAACGCCTAATGCTTATAAAGAGTTTTCGGAATACGAATACGAAAGAGATAAAGACGGAAACGTTATAAGCGGATATCCTGATGAGAATAACCATTTAATCGATGCCTGTAGATATGCAACAGAGTCGCTATGGAGGAGAAGAGGAAACAATGCATAATGAGTAAAATAGGAATAGAACTACCGAAAGAGTATTCGGATAGATTTGACAAATTGCGTCAGAATCGAGTAGAAGTCAGCTTTTACAAATATGGCACAGCAGCAGACAACTTTGGAATGAAATTAGTAGATGCACTTGAATCACACGATATGTGCATTAAAAAATATAAAGAAACTGGAAACACAGAATATCTTTGCGATGCAGCAAATTATCTCATGTTTGAATTTATGTATCCACAGATTCCGAATGCATTTTTCAAAGCAACAGATAGCGGAGAGAGTGCCGGAGTTGCCGGGACGCCAATAAATCAGCTAAAAGAAAAATGGTGACTAAATGGGACTTATAACAACACTAAAAAGGTGGTTTAACATGATATTCAAAAAACAAGCCGAAGAGGATTTTAATATCCAGGCGGCAGAATTTCCAGAAATGGAATCACTGATTAACCGGTGCGCGAACATTTACAGAGGAGTTCCGGAATGGTTAGACGACAAGAATAATATCAAGACGATTAATTTTGCAAAATCTGTGTGTTCTGAGACTGCCAGACTTGCAACACTGGCGATTGGCATTCAGATAGATGGTTCTGCAAGGGCAACATGGTTACAGGAGCAGATTGACAAGGTATATTTTCAAATCCGGCACTGGGTAGAATATGGCTGTGCTTACGGAACAGTGTTCATTAAGCCAAACGGTGAGAGCCTTGACATATTCACTCCGGCAGATGTGATGATTGTGGATTACGACAATCAGGAGATCAAAGGGATTATATTCAAGGATTCTTATACTGTTGGACGAAAATACTACACAAGGCTCGAATATCATAGATTTGTTGAGACTACAATAGATGGTGTGACAACTTATCCGTATTATGTTTCTAACAGAGCCTATGTATCAAAATCTCCTCAAAGCATCGGAGACAAGATTGACCTTAAACAGACAAAGTGGGCTGACCTAATGGCAGACACTCCGCCGATTATTAAGGCGAACGGTGAGAAGCTGGACGGGCCTCTGTACGGAGTACTGCGGACACCGCAGGCTAACAATGTGGATATTAGCACGCCACTGGGACTTCCGATATTTGCGGAAGCTATAGAAGAATTAAAAGACCTGGACATTGCATACAGCCGAAATGCAAAAGAAATCCTTGATTCTAAGCGGACTGTTCTAGCAGATGACAGATTGTTGATGCCGAGTGGTTCACCTGTCTCCGCTATGACACCACAGGCAATGGAACATAGATGTTCAGAAATGAGCTTGCCGGATTATGTAAAAAATGTATTCGGACAGGATGAAAAAGAGTTTTACAAGGAAATCAATCCAATTCTCAACACAGATACCCGTATAAGCGGCATAAACGCCATTTTAAGCCAGTTAGGGTACAAGATTGGATTCTCCAACGGGTACTTTGTTTTTAATGAAAAAACCGGTATGGTGACGGCTACGCAGGTAGAAGCAGACGACCGACGGACAATCCAGTTGATTAAGGATGTTAGAGATAAGCTAGAATGTTGCTTGAATGACACTATATACGCCCTAAATACATTTGCAGATTTGTATGGCATTGCACCAGATTCTAACTGGATTTACGACGAAAAGAAAAAGAAATATGTCCAGTATATAGTTAATTATGATTTTGGCGATTTTACATACAACAGAGAAGAAGACAGGATGGCGTGGTACAGTTATGTAAATTCCGGGCATGTAGCATTTTGGCGTTATTTGATGAAATTTTATGGATATACCGAAGAGGAAGCAAAAAAAATTTCACAAGAAGCCAAAGAGGAAAACAAAACGAGAGGTTTTTTTGAAGAAGAGTAATGAGATTAGAGCAATGGTTAAAGAAGCCCAGCCAGACGAGCCGAAACTGTTTGGAGATGAGTAATTATGTTAAGCCCAGAATATTTACGCCGGATAACAGAGGGCAGTGAGCAGATTGCGGAAGAACTGCATCAATATATCATCTCTGAGATCGTGTCTCGAATGATGACAAGAATCGGCAGAGGTGAGGATTATATTCTGACTAATGCCGATGCGTGGAGAATCAGAACGCTACAGGAATCTGGTGAGCTGCTAGAGGACATTCTGGCAGAATTATCCAGATACACCAAACGCGAACAGCAGGAACTCCTTGAAGCGTTTGAAGATGCCGGTATCACTGCGATGAACTACGATGATAAGATATACAAAGCGGCAGGATTAAGTCCCGTACCGCTCGAACAGTCTCCAGCTATGATAAGACTCATGGAGCGAAATATGCTTGCTACAATGGGAGAATGGCGGAACTTCACAAGGGCAACTGCAAATGTGGCTCAAAGGCTTTATATTGAGCAATGCGACCTTGCATACAATCATGTGATGACTGGAGCAGTTGGGTATACGCAAGCCATCAAAGAGGCGGTTAATAACGTTGTGAGTGATGGTGTTACGGTCACATATCCATCTGGCAGAAAAGACACGATCGAAACAGCAGTCGCACGTTCTGTCAGAACTGGTGTGGCACAGGCTACTGGAGATATATCCCTCAAGCGCATGGAAGAAATGGACTGGGATTTAGTTCTGGTCAGTGCTCACATGGGAGCCAGAACAGGTGACGGCGGTGAGAACCCGGGAAATCACGCATGGTGGCAAGGAAAGATATACTCTCGTTCTGGCAAGAGCAAGAAATTTCCGCCATTCTCATTGACCGGATACGGAACGGCAAGTGGATTGTCAGGGGTCAACTGTCGGCATAGTTTTGGAGCCAGTGATGGAGAATTTAATCCCTATACAGAACTATCAGCGCAGGACAAAGCCAACAAAGGTAAACAGTACGAAAAAGAACAGCGACAGCGCACTTATGAGCGAAGAATCCGAAAAACAAAGCGTGAAGTCCTTGGAATGCAAGCGGCGGTTGATAACTGCAAAGACGAACAGGCAAAATTCGCATTACAGCAAGACCTTGACCGGAAGTCTTATCTTTTGCAGAAACAAAATGCTGCATACAAGGAATACTGCAAGCAGAATGATCTAAGAGAGCTGCAAGACCGACTTATGATAGCTAAATGGAACCACCAGAATGCTGCAAAAGTTAGAGGAGCGGCAAAGAGATATAAAACAGCAAAGGGGATTGACTGATGGATAGATGGGAATATTTCAACCCTAATCCTGTTAAGGATAAGAGAACAGGAGATTGCGTTGTCCGGGCAATATGCAAGGCAACCGGTTTTGACTGGGAAACGGTATTCGCCGGATTAATGATACAGGCATGTGCTCTGTCAGATATGCCGAGTGCAAATTATGTCTGGGGAGCGTACCTCTATAAACATGGGTACAGACGCAAACTGATTGAGCAATCAGAACAGTATATCTATACAGTCAATGATTTTTGCGCAGACCATCCGACAGGTACATACATTTTATGCATAGATGGCCATGCAGTGACGGTACAGAATGGTAAATATTACGATACATGGGATAGTGGTAATGAGATCCCGGTATACTACTGGGAAAAGGAGTAGCTAAATGAGTATATCAGAATTTGTACAGATTTTCCTTTCTATCTGCGGAGGGGTGTCTATTGTCGGAGGCGCGGCAGCCGTAATCTTTAAGTGGATTACTCCGGCATTTCGACTCAACAAGCGAGTTGAGACACTGGAAGAACATGATAAGCGAGATTACGAGAGTCTTCAGAGGATCGCGGAACGTGATTCATTGATTTTGGAAGTGCTATCAACCATGTTGGATAGTCAGATTAGTGGGAATAATGTAGAAGAATTAAAAAAAACAAAACAGAAGCTTACAAATTATCTTGCGCAGAATCAACGTTAGCATTAGTAAGGGGTATGCTCATGAAATTATATGTGTTCACGAAGAAAGATATAGACAGATTCTTGATAGAGTGTAATTTCACACCGGACGAAGAAAGATTGTTCCGACTGAGATGTAAAGAACATACGCTCGAATACTGCGCTGAGCAGATGAACGTGAGTATATCTACCGTAAAGAGATTAAGCAGAAGAGTAAACAGTAAGATTATAAAAGTATGCTAAAAGGAGAGGCAATTTACCCCTCCTTCTTTTTATGCAAAATCTTCTTTTACAGCTCTTTCAAGCAATAAAATTACGTATTCTGGTGGATTTCTTTTACCGCCTTCCCAGTTTTCAATTGTCCTTTTGGGAATTTTGTATTTATCGGAAAAAGCCTGCTGGCTTAACCCGGAAATTAATCTAATTTCTTTGATGCTCATATTGTTCCTTTCTTTCTTCTTTTTATTTCCAACGCTTCACAATGCCTCCGTCGTAATGATCGGGCGTGTCCTCGTCCGGATTGATGCTTTCCAGCACGTAAAACTCCGATCTGTGTTTCTTTTCGCACCTTGTTAGATGCTCTCATTGTCCATCCGCTTCCTGAAGGGCTTCTTCTTTGTTCTCAAATTCATCGGTGAAACAATCACCGTCTGTATAATCCATAATTATATACTTCATTTTCCTGCCTCCTAGTTAATCCCGATAACTTTGACTCGGGTCTGTAAAATATCCTCCGTGGGCTCCAGGATTTCAAAGTCAACGATAAGCTCCTCGCCGTCCTGATATACGGCGATTGCTCCGGACTCTAACAGCTCTTCCCCGTCCCCGTCTCCGTACCAGAGCTGACCGAAATAGTATTCCTCTCCGACCTCTATTGTGTCGTTCTGTCCGTAAACGTAAGATAATGTGTTTAATTTTATCATTTTTTATTCCTCCTTGATTTTTTGTTCTTCCCTGTTTCTGATGTTATCATACCACTCAGTGGGTGATATGTCAATACTTTTTTGATACTTTTTTGAACTTCTTAGATTAATACTTTTATGCAAAAATATAATCAGAAAGGCGGTGTATAAGATGGCATTATATAACAATCCTTATCAATATAGTTTTGGCGTTCCGGGGCAGATGAACCAGTTCCAGCAACAGCCTGTCCAGATTCCAGCTCAACCAGTACAGCAACCACAGCAGAATAATAGCGGTATCCTGTGGGTATCCGGCGAAGTCGGCGCAAAATCCTATCTGGTAGCACCCGGGACAAGTGTTTTGCTGATGGACAGCGAAAGTGAAAAGTTCTACATAAAATCCACAGATGTATCCGGTATGCCACAACCACTGCGGACATTTGAATACCACGAGGTAGGTTCTCAGATGCCGCCTAAGCAGCCTGTTCAGAACATGGACAGTAAATATGTTACTCGACAGGAATACGATGATTTGAAAGGCAAATACGAAGTTATCATAAACCGATTAAATTCATTTTCTGAACCTGTTAGGGCTAATACCGTACAGGAATCAGCGACCAAGGGAGGAAATGCAGATGAGTAATCCATTATTTAACGCACTTGGCGGCGGGATGCCGCAGGGAAACGGACCAATGCAGATGATACAACAGTTTATGCAGTTTAAACAGAATTTTAAGGGAGATCCGAAAGCAGAAGTCGAGAAAATGTTGCAGTCTGGAAAGATTTCTCAACAGCAGCTCAATCAAGTTCAACAGATGGCAGGGCAATTCCAGCACATGTTGAAAGGAATGAAATAGTACATTACAATCTGGCCAGATTGATGTAAATACACAAAAAGGAGATTATATTATGGATGGAAATTATAGCTTAGCAGATATTGCCGCTGCTACTGGAAACGGTAGAAATAATGACGGCATGTTTGGCGGAGATGGTAGCTGGTGGATTATTGTTTTATTCATTTTTGCTTTCTTCGGATGGGGAAACAACGGCTGGGGCAATAATGGAAACGGCGGCGGATATGCAGCCACAGCAGCTACTCAGGCAGATATTCAGAGAGGATTTGATAATTCCGCAGTAATCAGCAAACTTGACGGAATCAATAGCGGCCTGTGCGATGGCTTCTACGCCATGAATAACGGTATGCTTACCGGATTTAACGGAATCAACACCAACATCATGCAGACTGGCTTCGGCATCCAGCAGGCTATTAACGCTGACACTGTAGCAAATATGCAGAATACCAATGCACTCCAGGCACAGCTTGCAAACTGCTGCTGCGAAACCAGAGAAGCAATCCAGGGCATAAACTATAATATGGCACAGAATACCTGTGCATTGCAGAACACCATGAACAGTAACACAAGAGACATTATCGACAGCCAGAACGCCGGAACAAGGGCAATCCTTGATTACCTGTGCAACGAGAAGATTTCTTCCTTACAGGCTGAAAACAATGATCTCAGACGTGCTGCTTCTCAGGACCGCCAGAGCGCACTTCTCACAACTGCAATGGCTTCACAGACACAGCAGCTCATTAATGCGATTAATCCAGCACCGATTCCAGCATATCAGGTTCCTAACCCGAACACATATTACGGATGTGGATGCAATGCTGGGTGCAATTGTTAACAACTTCATATCGAGAGTATCTTTCGATTGATTTCGGATGTCGGCTTATGCCGTATTACACAGAGGGGCAGGCTGAGACCTGTCCTTTTGTGATATGAAAGGAGTATTTTTATGGCAGAATTTACAAATGTAGCTGCTCAGACTGTAGCAGCAAATGGAAACGTAGTATTTTCAAACACAGCAGTCAAAGGTTCTAACTGTATTCAACACAGAGAGGGAAGCGGAATCATTACCCTGAGAGGGCTTACTAACCAGTGTAAAGCAAGATTTTTCGTGGATTTTTCTGGCAATATCGCAATTCCAACAGGCGGTACTGTCGGAGCTATTTCTCTGGCTATTGCAATCTCTGGCGAACCTGTATTATCTTCACAGATGATTTCCACACCGGCAGCAGTAGACCAGTACAACAATGTGTCCTCTGGCATCTATATTGATGTACCTCGCGGATGTTGCGTTAATATCGCAGTAGAGAACACAAGCAATCAGGCTATTTCTGTTGCGAACGCAAACATTGTCGTAACCAGAGAAGCGTAGGAGGTGTGATTATGAGAGACATTAAAGACTTATGCGCAAGAATTGAAGACGAACTGTCCAAAATCGCTGATAATGGACTGACCACCGGAAATCTGGAAATGACATACAAGTTGATTGATATGTACAAAGATATCAAGAACACTCAGTACTGGGATAAGAAAGTAGAGTACTACAACACTGTCCTTGATGAGATGCGTGGTGGCTACAATGACGATTACAGCGAACGTGGAAGAAAACGTGATAGTATGGGGAGATACAGCGCAAATGATGGCAGAATGATGCCGGATTACGACAGGGGCAATTCTTATGCCAGACGGGGTGAGCATTATGTCAGAGGGCATTACAGCCGTTCTGATGGACGAGATGCTTATGACGATTACATGACGCAGAAACAGAGCTATCGTTCCGGCAAGTCTGAGGACTGCAAGAGGAAGATGCTTGCCGCTCTGGAAGAACATCTGGACGAACTCACAACAGAAATGAGCGATATGTCTAAGGACGCAGAGTGCCGGGAGGAACGCGATCTTGTCAAGAGATACGTAGAAAAACTCCGGGATATGCTTTAAAAACACAAAAAGTGGTAGAGAGGTAGTTAAAAGAAATCTGTTATAATGTAATTGTGCAGCAGGAAGCACAAGTAAAACGGTTGTTTTGACATTTTCGTTTTAATCCTCCTTTCTTTAATTTAGTAGCTGGTGCGCACGCTTTAATGGAAAGTTAAACAGGTCCGAATCCTGTCGTGCGTATTTGCCGTCTGGCACGCAAGATGGCTCACCTCCTTGATTAAGGTTTTTGTTATTTATACTTTTCTTTTAAAAGAAATAAATATCCGAAACAACTCGTGGCAGGCATAACACGTTAAATACCTTGCTAACCCGGGAATCCGGGTTAATGGAATGTAGCTCAGTAGGAAGAGCGGAGATGCTGAATTCTTGACGTCAGAGGTTCAAGTCCTCTCATTCCATTACCCTGCCAGTGGTCTAACTGGCTTAATCCATTTACCTGCGGCGGCAGGTCAATAAACACGACCAGGAGGATATATATGCAGAAACTTATTGACACATTAAAATCGTATGGAATTGAAATCCCGGAAGATAAACAGGCAGATGTGAAGAAAGCACTCTCTGAGCATTATAAGAATGCTAAAGAAGTAGCGAAAACTCTGTCGAAAGTCGAGGGTGAACGTGATGACTGGAAAGAACGTGCCGAGACAGCAGAAGAAACCTTAAAAGGCTTTGACGGTATCGACCCGGCGAACATTCAGACAGAGCTTGCTGAATGGAAGAAGAAAGCTGAGGATGCAGAGAAGGAATTCAATGCAAAGATCTATGACCGCGATTTTTCAGACGCACTTAAAACAGCACTTGATAATGTTAAATTTTCCAGTGAGGCTGCAAAAAGGTCAGTCATGGCAGACATTAAAGAAGCCGGATTAAAGCTGAAAGATGGCAAGATACTTGGGCTGAATGATTTGATTGAGCAGATGAAACAGTCTGACGCATCCGCTTTTGTGGATGAATCTCAGCAACAGGCTCAGCAGAATCAGGCAAGATTCACCACTCACGTTGGACAGCAGCAGACACCGGGAAGCATGACAAAGAAAGATATCGAAGCAATCAAAGACCCGTCCGAGAGACAGGCTGCAATTGCTCAGAATATCCAGTTATTCCAGTGATTTTTTTACACCGACTATACATCAGAGTATAGCCACTAACCCAATACCTTAACAATTATGGGTAGAAAGGATTTTTTATATGGCAGTAAAAGCTAATCTTATTATGAGTAATGATATTCAGGTCACAGCACGTGAGATTGACTTTGTAACCAGATTCGAAAGAAACTGGGAACACTTACGTGAAATCCTTGGTATCATGCGTCCAATCAAAAAGACACCCGGAGCGGTTCTTAAATCAAAATATGCAGAGGGTACATTACAGAACGGAAATGTTGGTGAGGGTGAGGAAATCCCTTACAGCAAATTCGTTGTAAAAGAAAAGCCCTATGCAGAAATGACTATCGAGAAATACGCAAAGGCTGTATCTATTGAAGCAATCAAGGATCACGGTTACGAGAACGCTGTTCAGATGACCGATGATGAATTCCTTTTCCAACTTCAGACCAATGTTACTGAAAGATTTTACAACTATCTGAAAACAGGTACTCTCTCATTCACGGAAACCACTTTCCAGATGGCTCTGGCAATGGCTAAGGGTCGTGTAGAAAACAAATTTAAGCAGATGCACAGAAATGTGACCGGTGTTGTTGGATTTGTAAACATTCTGGATGTGTACGAGTATATCGGAGCAGCTGAGATTTCTATTCAGAATCAGTTCGGCTTCCAGTACATGAAAGACTTCCTGGGATTCAATACAATCTTCCTGTTATCTGACAGTGAAATTCCAAGAGGAACAGTAATCGCTACACCTGTTGAAAATATCGTTCTGTACTATGTTGACCCGAACGAATCTGATTTTGCAAGAGCGGGTCTTGTATATACTGTATCCGGTGAAACAAATCTGATCGGATTCCATACACAGGGCAATTACCACACAGCAGTGTCTGAATCATTCGCAATCATGGGACTTACCCTCTTTGCAGAATATATTGACGCTGTTGCTGTCGGAACTATCAACGCAACTCAGACACTTGGAACTCTGACTGTAAACTCCACAGCAGGAAGTAAGAGCGGAGATACAAAAGTGACTGTTACTCCGGCAAAAGTAAGCGCAGGAAATGTGTACAAGTACAAAGTTGCATCATCTGAGACTTCCGTAGACTACGGACAGAATGTGAAGAACTGGAGCGCGTGGGATGGAAAATCTGACATTACCGCAACAACAGGACAGGTAATCACAGTGGTTGAGTGCGACAGTACCTATAAAGCACTGAGCGCCGGACATGCGACTGTAACAGCAAAATGATGATCGTGGGAGGTAACTGGCATGGCTTATGCAGATTATGAATTTTATACAACTTCATATTTCGGTTCGGTCGTGCCAGAAGCTGACTTTCCACGACTGGCAGAAAGAGCCAGTGATTTTGTGGACACAATGACATTTGACAGGTTGGTGGACGGACTGCCGACAGATAAACGCTCTCAGAAGCGTATCAAAAAGGCGGTCTGTTCATTGGCTGAATTAATGTATCAGATTGAGCTTGCTGAAAAGAATGCTGCCAATGCCGCCGCTAGTGGAGCATCAACCACAATCGGGCCCGGTGGTAGCACGACAGGCGTTGTAACTTCTGTGTCATCCGGCAGTGAATCCATCTCTTACGCCACGCCACAGCAAAAAGCATCAGGTGCAAAGGAATGGAGTGCAGTGTATGCCGCTGCCGGAGATGTACAGAAAACGAATGACTTACTCTTAAAGACAGCTTTACCGCTTCTGATGGGAGTAAGGACGGATGAAGGGATACCGATTTTATATGCAGGATTTCAAGGTTGATATCTTAGGCTCTGAATGGAGCGTGAAGTTCGGGAACAAGAAACAATATCCGAGTCTGACAAATGCAGATGGCTATACTGATTTATCAACACGGGAAATTGTGGTTGATGACATGGAGACATCGCAGGGACAGATTGGAGTAAAAGCAGACCTTAAAAGTTATCAGAAGCAGGTTATTAGGCACGAAATCATCCACGCATTTCTGATGGAATCTGGACTTGATTCTAATTCAAATAGTGCTGACAGCTGGGCTACAAACGAAGAAATGGTTGACTGGTTTGCTATTCAGTCACCAAAAATTTTTAAAGTATTCAATGAACTTAAATTGATGTGAGGTGATAATAATGGACATTACAACATTAGGCTCATGTATAGCAATCGTTATGATTTGCTACATCGTAGGAATGGGCTGTAAGGCATCAAAAAGAATCTCTGATGAATGGATTCCGGTGATCATGGCGGTTACTGGCGGGATTCTCGGAGCAGTCGGAATGGGAATTATCCCGGATTTCCCGGCAACGGATTATATCACGGCGGTTGCAGTCGGTATGTTTAATGGATTGTCGGCCACTGGTGTAAATCAGGTTATTAAGCAGACAGTGCAGAAAGAATAATTAAGGAGAGGGTATCATGTACGAAAAAACTTTGACGATTTTCAATTATTATGAGAGTCCGACAACAGGAGATGCGTACTGGTATCCTCATGTTTTATCCGGCGTTGACCTTATTACGGATAAGGGGGCAATCATTAAGAAGTACGGGCCAGACGCAACAGACAACGCACAGTTACACGTGCGTTATACTGTCCAGAACGGCAATATAACCATTACTGATAAAGACGGTAAGATTCTCCCGTATGTACCACCTAAAGAGTGGAAACAGCAGATTAACAACGCTCTGGAAGATACTATCACATTCTCAGACGAATCGTTTTTCTGGGAAGGTGAGTGGACTGGTGGAACAGTCACTGAAAGTGATTACCGAAATGGATTCTATCAGTACATGAATGAGAATAAGGATAACGTGTTTAAGATTACCAGTGTAGGCGGTCCGTATACACTGATTCCGCATTTTGAAATTTTGGGTAAGTAATATGAGCAAAATTCATCATTTTAAAGGATTCTCTGTAGTCGATGGAGATATGAAAATCAAACTGAATATGGATAGATTCTCCAGACAGTATCAAGAAGCTCAGTATCTCCTTGATGGAATGGTCATGGACAGTATGGTTCCGTTTATGCCGATGATTACTGGAGATTTTATTAACCGAACAAGAGTTAAAAGTACATCTTTACAAGGCAGTGGAAAAGTATGTGCGGCGGCGGCTCCTTATGGGCGTTTTCTGTATGAGGGAAAAGGAATGGTTGATGAAGCAACTGGAAGCCCCTACGCAAGACGTGGAGCAAAAAAAGTACTTGTTAGCCAGTATTCCGGTCAGACAAACGCAAAAGAGAACCTGGAATACACCAAACAAGCGCACCCACGGGCACAAGCCCATTGGTTTGATGCCGCTAAACGACAATACGGTAGCACATGGATTCGCAAAGTAAAAGCACAAGCAGGAGGTGGACGACATGGCAGATAAGCCAATTGGCAAAGATGCAACAGGATATGAAATTTTGACAGACGCCATGAAGGCACTTCTGAACCAGTATCCCGGGCTATACGAAAATGAAACAATCAAATTTGAGGAACTCGGCAAAGAATCCGGAATCGCTTTCTCAGCAGACAACGGAGCTTTGATCTATTCAGAAAAGGAAGATGTATGTGGAGTAATGCATCAGGTATGCCAGTACCCGTTTTATGTGGTTTACCGCACAGCATCCGATAAGGAACGGCAGAAGTTATCTGTTCAGAAGTTTCTGGACAGTCTCGGTAAATGGATATGCCGGGAACCAGTTATTATAAATGGCTCTGAGACACGTTTAAATGCGTTTCCAGAGCTTTCACAGGGGCGAGTAATAAAACGTATCACCCGTGATAATTCCTATGGTTTAGAGCCACAGGAGAACGGTGTACAGGATTGGTTATTACCATTATCGGTACGCTACGAAAACACTTATGAAGTAATATAACGTAACAACTGGCTATCAATTAGAGATAGTCGCTAACCTACACAGCCTTTTAAAAGTTATAGGCAGAAAGGACATTTCTATGGCAGTTACAGGAAAAATTGACCGTAAATATATGGCTCATTATGTTGATGCAGGTTCCCTCTGCGGAGGGCTGACACCAAAATATGAGCGTCTTGGAAAGGACCTGGAAGAGTACAATGTAGAACTCAATCCAGATACTGAAACATCTAAAAACATTCTTGGAGAATCCACATTCAAGCATAACGGCTATGAAGTTTCTTCTGACGCTGATCCGTTCTATGCAGACACTACTTCCGATCTGTTCACAGCATTGCAGAAGATCGTAGATGGACGTCTCAAAGACGACAGCCTCAAGACAAAAGCAGTTGAAGTCCATCTCTGGACAGAAGCCACAGCAGGCAAGTATGAAGCATACCAGCAGGACTGCTACGTTGTACCGACTTCCTACGGCGGCGACACATCTGGCTATCAGATTCCGTTCACAGTTAATTACGTTGGAGAGCGCGTCAAAGGTAAATTTGACATTACTTCCGGCTCATTCACAGCTGACAGCGAATAATTTTTAGGAGGGTGTAGAAAATGGCAAAAACAATTAATACAAACATTGATGATGGATTTCTTCTTTTTACATTCACAAACAAACAGGGAGAAGTATTTTCTTCATTTAAGCTGAATCCTACCGACATTAACGTTGCGGCAAGAGCGGAAGAATTGGAAACTTTCTTTGAACAGGCTCAGGAATCTGTTAAAAATGTTTCTTCTAGCAAAGAAATGGCGGAGATTAATAAGCAGATTGAGGACAAAATCAATTATATGCTCGGATACGAAGCATCTAAGGATTTGTTCAAAGAACCAATTACCGCAACAACTGTGTTTGGAAATGGTCAGGTGTTTGCCTATATTGTACTTGATAAGATTTCAGAAGCAATTGCACCGGAAATTGAAAAAAGAAATAAAAAAATGCAGGCTACTGTTAATAAGTATACGGAGAAATACACAAAATGACCGCCTATGAGTTACCCACCTCACTAAATATCAGTGGGGTGGATTTTTCTATCAGAACAGATTTTCGAGCGATACTCGACATTCTCATTTCCCAGAACGACCCGGAATTAAATGATTATGGGAAAAAGCAAGTTATACTCAAAATTCTGTATGAAGACTGGCAGAATATCCCTCCAGAATGCCTGGAAGAGGCTTGCGTGAAAGCCTGTGAGTTTATTGATTGCGGACAAGCAGAAGAGGACTCAGGCAAGCCCAAACCTCGATTGATGGACTGGGAACAGGACGGAGATATGATCGTACCGGCTGTAAATAAAGTTGCCGGGAAAGAAATCAGAGCCATTCCGTATATGCACTGGTGGACGTTCTTCGGATACTTCATGGAATCCGGTGAATGCCTGTTCAATACGGTCGTTGGAATCCGTTCAAAAAAAGCAAAGGGCGAAAAGCTTGATAAATGGGAAAAGAAATTCTATCAAGAAAACAAAAACATTGTTGATATAAAAACACGTCTCAGCGACGAGGAGCAAGCTTATAAAGATAAGCTGAATGAGATGTTGAACCTCAAATAGTTAGGAGGTGGACACATGGCTGCTGATGGCTCAGTCATTATTGATACCAGAATGGACACATCTGGTGTGCAGAACGGCGTATCAGCTATAAAACAGTCATTTAACGGCCTTGGAAGTGCTGTAAAAAAAATCGGTCTGCTGATTGGTGGGGCGTTTGCTGTCGGTAAATTGGCACAGTTTGGAAAAGAGTGCGTGGAACTTGGCTCTGACCTCGCAGAAGTGCAGAACGTGGTCGATGTTACATTTACCACCATGTCGGATAAGGTGAACGAATTCGCAAAGAATGCCATGACCTCAGCCGGACTGTCAGAAACCATGGCAAAAAGGTATGTCGGTACGTTCGGAGCAATGTCTAAGTCGTTCGGATTCTCAGAAGCACAGGCTTACGACATGTCAACAGCTCTGACACAGCTGACTGGCGATGTAGCATCATTCTATAACATCAGTCAGGACTTGGCTTATATTAAGCTGAAATCAGTCTTTACAGGTGAAACAGAAACGCTCAAGGACCTCGGCGTGGTAATGACCCAGTCGGCACTTGACCAGTACGCACTGGCTAATGGCTATGGCAAGACTACATCTGCCATGACCGAGCAGGAGAAAGTAGCTCTGCGCCTGGCTTTTGTACAGAAACAGTTGTCTGCCGCATCTGGTGATTTCATCCGAACATCTGACAGTTGGGCGAACCAGGTGCGAGTGATGCAGTTACAGCTGCAATCTCTCAAGGCAACAGTCGGACAGGGATTAATCAACCTCTTTACTCCTGTTCTGAAAGTTATCAATATCTTACTCGGTAAGTTAGCAACTCTGGCAAATGCCTTCAAGTCATTTACGGAATTGATTACCGGAAAGAAGTCTTCTGGACAAACAGGTGCAAGTGGTGCAGGTCTTGCCGGGACAGATGCAATAGCTGATACGGCAGATCAATATGGAAATGCTGCCGACAATGCCGAAAAGCTGGCAGATGCAACAAATGATACAGCGGACGCAACTAAGAAAGCTACTAAGGCGGCAAAAGGATACCTTAGTCCGCTTGACGAAATAAATAATTATTCAACGGATAAAAGCGCAGATTCATCGTCAAAAGTACCGGGTGCAACCGGCGGACTTGCAGATCAGATGAAAGATGCTGTACAAAATGTTGATTACGGAAAGTTGGCAGAGGGCGAGACAGTTCTTGATAAAATGTCAAAACCGCTAAAAAAGATAATCGACAGATTTAAACAGCTGGCTAAGTTAATCGCAAAAGGATTCTGGGATGGATTAGGAGATTACGAGCCGATTTTTGACGGAATAAAAAAGGATCTTGATTCCATATGGAAATCTTTAAAGGATATCTTCACTGATCCAGAAGTTGTTAAGGCGGCAAATAAGTTCTTAGATTCATTTGCATATGCAATTGGACAAGTTGCCGGCTCATTTGCCAGAATCGGATTGACAATTGCGCAAAACATTATAGGCGGAATTGAAAAATTTTTAAAGCAGAACGTGCAAAGAATAAAGAACTATCTGATAGATATGTTCAACATCGGTGCTGAAATTTCACAAATCGCAGGAAACCTTGCAGTTGCTTTCGCAGATGTTTTCTCAGTTTTTGGTGGAGAAACTGCGCAGCAGATTACAGCAAATTTAATAGGAATCTTTGCTGAAATCGGAATGGTTCTTACAGAAACGGCTGCAAAACTTGGCAGAGATATCCTTAACATGATTGCACAGCCTTTTATCGACAACAAGGACATTTTAAAGTCAGCAATTGAGGGTAGCCTCGGAGTAATAGAAACCGTAACAAGTGGGGTCTTAACAGTTGTTCAAAACCTTAGTGACGCAGTATCAAGATTATACGATGAGCATGTAAAACCGTTCTTTGATTCTATAGCAGACGGACTATCAAGTATACTTGAAACTCTAATAACTGGATATAACACATACATTCTTCCGGTGCTACAAGGACTGGCAGAACAAATCAAAGGGCTGTTAGAGGGACCATTAGGGGACGCGATTTTAAAGATAGAAACATTCCTCGGAAAACTCATTGATTCTCTGAAACTTCTGTGGGAGTCGGTGTTAGTACCTTTGATTAACTGGATAATCGCGAATTTGCTTCCGGTCGTGGCAGAAATAATTAACGTTGTAGGCACCGTAGCAATAAAAGTTATAAAATCATTGATTAAAATAATTGGCGACGTAGCAGATACGCTGAGCGGAATTATTGATTTTCTTGTTGGCGTTTTCACTGGAGACTGGGAACTGGCTTGGCAGGGAATAAAAGAGATTGCGGATGGAGTATGGAGCCTTATTAAGGATATTATAACTGGCACATGGGACGTAATTAAAACTGCGACGAAAGGCGCACTTAAAATAATAAAGACTGTCATTAGCACTGCCTGGAACGCAATCAAGACAGCGACTTCAACAGTCTGGAATGCCATTAAAAAAACGCTTTCTAATTTATGGAACGCTCTTAAAGCCACCGCGAATACAGTATTTAACGCAATCAAAAATAAAGTTACAGGTGTGTGGGATAGTGTAAAAAGTAAAACGTCCCAAATATGGGAAAGCGTTACTACTTTTGTGTCTACTAAAGTCGAAGCGATAAAAACCGCCATTACCGATAAGTTTAATGCTGCCAGGGATGCGGTCAAATCAGCATTTGAAGGTATCGTGGATTTTATCAAAAGGCCAATTAATCAGGCAATTAATATCGTCAATAATGCAATCGGAGTAATCAACAACGCAATTGGTGGAATCGAATCAGCGTTTTCTTTTGGCCCATGGAATGTACCTACACCATTCGGAACAAAGAGAATCGGGTTCCATGCAACGTTCCCGCGTGTCGGAACTATTCCGTATCTGGCTAGCGGTGCAGTCATTCCACCGCGAAGTGAATTTCTTGCAGTATTAGGAGACCAGAAGAAAGGGAATAACCTGGAAGCACCGGAAAGCCTGTTACGTCAGATCGTCCGGGAAGAGTCAGGGAAAGGACAGGGAAATGGAAACACTTACAATGTTACAGTCAATGCATCCGGCAGAAAATTGTTAGATATTATTATCAGTGAAGCTGAAATGAGAAGAAATCGAAACGGAAAAAACCCATTTGAGTTAGCATAAGGAGAAGAATATGGCACAACAGGAACAGTTTAAAATAGACAATGTTGTTATAAGAGCACCGGATAGTTACAAACCGGTGTTCGCAACCACTTCTACGGAAGACTCTAAAAGAAGTCAGGATTTAATCATGCATAATACACCAATGGGAACAATTGGCGGGTATGACATGCAATGGGGCGAACTTACGTGGACTGAAATAGCAACCATACTAAATACTGTACTTAACAAAAGTCAATTCATATTCCACCATAAAGACCCAACTGTTCCGGGAAGATGGGTAGACAGAACATTCTACGCATCAAATTTTAACATGGCTGCACAAACTCTGAAAGATGGGGAAGAAAAATGGACAGATTTGTCTATCAATGTAAGGAGGATTGAGCCGATTTGATAAATGTATCTACTCAGTTAAAAAAAGAATCTCTTACAAACAGGAATTATTACGTGACAGCAAATGTTACATTGTCAAATGGCACAACTCTTAAATTAGGCAAAAAAGATTTTTACTTGTCTGGAAATAGTCTTGTGGATTCAGCAGACTCTGGGGACTTCCCAGTTGGCGTGGCAATTGAAAAAACAGCAAGTCTGTCATTAGTAAACGATGATGGACGTTTTGACGGATATAATTTTAATGCTGCAAGGTTTGTCATCTTTCTCAATGTGCAGTTATCTGACAGGATAGAAACTATAAAAAGAGGTACTTATATTGTATCGAAAAAACCTGCAACAGCGAGTGAAATAAGTATTTCTCTCTTAGATAAAATGCACAACGCTGATAAGGCATATGATTCTAACCTGTCTTTTCCTTGTACAGTCAAGGAACTGCTCTCAGAATGCTGTCAGCAATGCGGAATTACTCTTGGAGATGCAATATTCCCAAATTCGGATTTTCAGATTCAACAAGTGCCATCTAATGCGACATACCGTACAGTAATCGGAATGTGTGCCGGGATAGCCGGTGGAAATGCAAGAATAGATGAGAATGATTTGCTTAGAATTATTACGTTTAATAAGACATTTACCAATACGGCTATTTACGATGGCGGAACAGTAAAGAACTGGGCAAATGGTGAGGATCTGGATGGTGGTACGCTTAATCCATGGACAACAGGAGCTGTGATTGATGGTGGTACGTTAAGCAATAACGATTATCATGCGTTATTTTCGATTCAGAATCTACAATATGATGTAGACGATGTTATTGTAACAGGTGTCAAATGCGTAGAAGATGAGACCGAATATATGTCGGGTCAGGACGGCTATGTAATTACTATTGATAATCAACTATTGTCAGGAAATGCACAGGCAGGAGTCGAAGCTATTGGAAATCAATTAATCGGTTTGCGAATGCGTCCTTTCTCATGCGACGGAATCGCAAACGGATATGCCACTTTCGGCGACCCAGTCGAATTTATTGATACAAAGAATCGTGTCTTTAGATCATTTGCAACTAATGTAGAATTTGTGTTCGGTGGCTCAACATCATGGAGCTGTAGTGCAAAGAGTGCTGAAGAAGATGCAAGTGAATTCATTGGCGGGCAACAGGCGGCAGTAGAGCAAGCGAAAAAAGACACAGAGAAAAAGTTATCTGCCTATGACATAAAGCTCAAACAGATGAATGAACTTGCAGCAAACACGCTGGGTTTTTTCTATACAGAGGAAATGCAAGAAGATGGTTCCGTAATTACGTACCGGCATGATAAACCTACACTTGCCGACTCTAAAGTAATCTATAAAACAGGCGTTGACGGCTTCTTCTTATCCATAGACGGAGGTCAGACTTGGAAAGCAGGCTTTGACAGTAATGGGGATGCTGTTCTGAATATTCTTTACGCTATTGGCATTCAATCAGAATGGATTAATACAAGAGGTTTTACAGCAAAAGATAATAACGGGAATGTTACATTAAGAATAGACGCTGATACAGGCGCTGTCACATTAGAGGTTGAAAGCTTTACACTAAAAAGCAGAACTATTGAACAGATTGCCAAGGACGTTGCGAATGAGACAGTTCAAAGCAATGTAACTATCCCAAATTATTATGGCACGTATACACCAACATTGCAAAATTATCCGGCATCTGAGTGGAAAAGTGAAGAATATGAAAAGCATGACGGTTCAATTTTCATGAACTTCTCTACAAGTCAGGTGTATATGTTTTCTGGGACTAATGGCACTTGGCAGGAACTGGACACTGAAAAAATTGTCAATTTTGAAACAGTTTTTAACGCTCTGACAGATAATGGCAAACAAGAGGGAATTTATGTGCAGAACGGGCATCTGTATATGAATGCTTCTTACATTAAATCAGGTCAGATTTCGGCTGATTTGATTAACCTGAAAAATATTAATGTCACAAACAGTTCTGGGATGTCAACGTTTGCGATTGACAACTATGGAAATGTTACCATTAGGCCTAATACATTCGTTTTAACAAATGGCGATACGATATACAGCGTTGCCGAAGATAAAGCCTCAACAGCGTTATCAAGCGCGAATCGCTATACAGACAATGTACTTGGCAATCTTGACATAGGGAAAATGTCTAAGCAAGAAATAATTGACGTGTTGAGTGACAACAGTAGCAATAAAGGTCTGTACTTGTCAAACGGCAATGTGTACATGAATGCTGATTATATAAATACTGGTGAACTAGCAGGATGGGAAGTTGGATATAAAAAACTTTCGGCAAAAAATGGCACATATGGAGAAGTAACACTGGACGCTTCGACCGGAGAGATTTATTCGAAAACGAATACAGGGGTATATGTACCAGGATATGGTACACTGTATGGAACACGAATTAGAGGAATCAATCTTTATACAGGAACCCTACACGCAAGTTCAGTCTCAGTTAATACTAGTGTTTCAGCAAGCAACTTTTCAGCGTCAAGCAAAGTTACAGCAGGTACGCACATAGAGGCCAAAGGTCATTTTTACAGTATAGGCACAGGTACCGACCTCGCAGATTTAAGCGTGCGTGGCACGAAGAAAAGAATCCTGCCAACAAAAAACTATGGCACACAGGCATTTTATTGTTACGAAATGGCATCCCCCATGTTTGGAGACATCGGAGAAGCGTCCATATCGGAAGATGGCACATGTCTGATAGACATAGACGACATTTTTCAAGAATCTACCAATGTAGGGATTGAATACTATGTATTCTTGCAAAAGGAAGGAGATGGCGATTGTTGGGTAGATAAAAAGGAACAGACATATTTCATTGTTAAAGGTACTCCGGGACTTAAATTTGCATTCGAAATTAAAGCACGACAAGCTGACTATGAGCACATGCGGTTTGCCGATGCGAGTGAGACGGCTTATGACAGAGCAATAGACACAGACATGCCAGAGCCAGACTACGGTGAAAGCCTTGAAGTATCAGAACCAGATTATGAAAAGGAACTTTTTAATGACAGGGAAAACATTATTGACGAAATGGGGAAAATATAATGAAGAAAATTCTTACAAGTTTTATGAATCTTAGTACAGGAGAGGGAAGTCGCATTGCCTATACTTATTCAGAAGTAGATGAGAATACAGGAAGTATTATCAGTCAGAACAATAAAGGTAATTTCCTTGTAATGGATGATGATGTACAGAAAAATCTTGATTCCATAAAGAATTATATAAAAAATAATTTCCTTTTATAAGGAGGCGAGTTTGATATGGCTGATACATATACTATACAATTCCGACGCGGCATGTACGCTGATTTTGACACGTCAAAAATTCGCCCTGGAGAGCCTGTTGCAATTCTTGGCAATGACCCATCCGTTCCATCTGGCAAAGCCTTATACATTGCGTTTGCGGCTAATGATGTAAGGCGGTTGTGTTCCATTGAGGATATTTCAGAGATGGTTAATGCCGGAGAATTTGTTGGTCCACAGGGTCCGAAAGGTGAAAAAGGAGATAAGGGCGCAGACGGTACCGTAGCATTTGAATCGCTGACACCTGAACAGAAAGAATCGCTAAGAGGAATATCTATTAAGTCAGCTTCTATTGACACAGACGGAAATCTGATAATAACGTTTTCGGATGGAGGCAGCGAAGACGTTGGAAATATTATGGGTCCGCAGGGAATTCAGGGACCCAAAGGTGATAAGGGTGATGTTGGACCACAGGGACCCAAAGGTGATAAGGGTGATGTTGGACCAAAAGGTGACAATATGAGCGATAAACAGGCCGCGCAGATCGAACAGAACAAGACGGATATTGCTTCGCTGAAAAAGGAAACTGGTTCGCTAAAGGAAGATTTATCCAATAAAATCACCAAATTCTACGCCAGTTCGCAAGGCGAAAATCATCTTGCCGATTCCGACAATGGCAAGATTCAAGATATGATGCTGTATGGGAAGTCTGAGCAGAAACGGTATTCGGGGAAGAATTTGCTGAATGCTATGTTGCAGACTACTACACAGAATGGTGTTACTTGTACCGCGAATGGCGATGGAACTTATACATTAGATGGGACTGCAAATGCAAATGCTGTATTTAATTTGGGATCAGTTACTTTTACAGGTGATACAAAATATAAGATATGTGGTTGTCCGCAAGGCGGTGGAATAATCGAACGATATCATATAGAGCCTTATGGATCAACAAATGAGCAAAGAGATATAGGAAACGGTGTTATATATTCATTGTCTAATGACGAAACAAAGGCCATATATATTGTTGTAACCATTGGCTTTAGAGCAAGCAACCTCCTCTTCAAACCAATGATAACCACTGACCTAACCGCCACCTACGATGATTTCGAACCCTACACCGGTGGTATCCCAAGCCCAAACCCTGATTATCCGCAGGAGATTAAGAGTGTGGTGAATCCGACTGTGAAGGTTTGTGGGAAGAATTTGTTTGATTCTAAAAAATTCCCAATTATATTAAACAGGGGGTTGGATACCAATACAGGCAATATATATCAAACGATGAGTGGAAAATATTGTGCCACTGAGAAGTATATACCTTTTCCGTATAGTGGCAAAAAAATTTCATTTAACGCTTCAATGTCATTATGTGCATATGACCAAGATTATAAATTCATTTCTAGTGTTAATAAATATGATGGTCAAGTTCCATCTGGGACAATATATGTCAGATTTGACATTAAAACAGAAGATAAAGATAAAGCACAGATAGAATTATCCGAAAACGCAACCCCTTACGAACCCTACCACGAACAGACCGTCACCCTCCCATACACATTAAACGCTATCCCTGTAAGTTCAGGTGGTAACGTCACAATTGATGGTCAGCAGTATATTGCAGATTATGTGGATGTGGAACGTGGGAAATTGGTTAGGATGTGCAAAGAATATGTCATTACTGGCTCTGAAAGACTGGCAATGTATTGGCTTGGGAATGCGTCATATTTAAGAAATGTATGTTGTATAAATAATTTTGAAAATATAGTTTTATATGATGGAATAAATCCACTTGCAATGTCTGACATGTTTATTGGTAAAATAAGTGAGAATGCAGATGATGAACGTGCTATATACTTGATGCTTCGTGGAAGTGGTGATAAAACACTTGCTATTAAATTCCTTGATAGTGATGGAATAACGACTGTTGATTTAGCAAAACAATGGCTAATAGAACATAAACCTAAAACTGTATTCGTATTATCAACTCCAGAAGAAATCGACCTCACATCCGAAGAAGTACAGGCATTCAAAGCACTTGCAACATATTATCCAATCACAAATATATCCATCAATTCAGAGCAACTTGACGGATATACAGTATTAAACTATCCAATAAGCATGGAGAACGGTTGGAATTATGTAAAACAGCAGATAGGCGATACGAGAGATTATATCTATGACATGGACATACAGAGCGCAGAAGCCTATGTCAACAGCGAATATGCAGTAGCATTAACAGAATTGGAGGTATGATTATGTTATATAGAACATTATTAAAACTTAAAAAAAGAAACGGACTGACAGATGATTTAAAAAATAAGATTGATATTTTCTTCGCAACGGGCAGAATTACTGAGGAACAGTATAATGAGCTGATGGATGTTAATAAGGAAGAAGAATCGAAAGCGGAAACTAATTAACTCCAGAATCTTTCATAAAATTTACAAAATACCTATCCAGATAAAATAGTCTAATTGTGTCAGTATAAAATATAGGAGATTTTCATATGACAAACGAACAGAAAACGGTTCTCAGAAAGATTATTTATGCAACTGAAACCGGCGGACAGGTTTATGGACAGCAGGATTATTCGGACTTCACAGAAGCTTATGAGAACAATTCGGATGAACACGCAATCACGATTGGAGCAGGAGCATGGTATGCAACCGAAGCCAAGACACTTCTGGAGCGGATTTACGATGCTGACCCGGAACAGTGGGAGAAAATAGACAAGGTCAGACTTCTGGAACAAGTTCAGACCGCAAATTGGGAATGCTTCAATATTTCCAGAGTGTCACAGCTTGCCGACACCATAGTTGCCCTTATTTCGTCCGATTTGGGCGTTAAATGTCAAGATAACCTTATGGATGAACAATTAGCCACCTATGCAGATGAAGCCCTTAAACAGGGCGTTACGGACGCTAGAGCGCAAGCTATGTGTGTGAACTTTAGGCATCAAGGTGGACAGGGAGCAGTAACAAGGATTTTGGCAAAGACCCAGAAACCATATACACTCGATAATCTCTATGCAGCCTGCCAGACGGACACAGGGAATCAAGTGGGGACATATAAGAGCCGGCAGAGGTTTGTTTATAACGCATTAAAAAAATATTTCCCAGAGGAGGAGCAAGATAATATGAGTAAGACAGAAAAAGCAACAAAACAAATGGAATCATGGGCACAGGACAGCTATCATGGGTACGATCAGGATTATCGCTGGGGAGAAAAAGGAGATTTTGACTGTTCTTCAGCGGTGATTCAGGCGTGGCAGAACGCCGGAGTTCCGGTCAAAACAAAAGGAGCCACCTATACTGGTGATATGAGAACTGTATTTCTTTCATGCGGGTTTAAAGACGTGACCAGCAAAGTTAATCGTTCAACTGGTTCTGGACTTTTAAGAGGAGATGTGCTACTTAATGAGACACACCATGTCGCAATGTACTGTGGAAATGGAAAAGAAGTAGAAGCCAGTATTAACGAGAAAGGTACTGCTCATGGCGGACAGCCGGGAGACCAGACAGGAAAAGAGTTCCTGATTAGAAGCTACAGAAATTACCCGTGGGATTGCGTTTTGCGATATTACGAAAGCAGCGCAGCAGACAATGCAGTTGTCAAAAAGCAGAACACAAGAGCCTACATTGCACAGATAAAAAAGGACACAAAATGTTATGCAAAATCAAACAAAAACAGCCCATCAAAGCTGTTCCCAAAATTGAAAAAAGGTGCAGTTGTAGAGGTAATGAAGTACACAGAAACAGACAGTTCCGGGCTGAAATGGTACTTCGTCAGAATCCCGTACCCGAATGATGATGGGTTCGTATTTGAGTTTGTCCCGAAGGGCGTATTTACCAGAATTTCAGAAATTCATAAATAAAAACTCCCGGGGATAGTCCCCCGGGAATCATGCTTCTTATAACATATTGTATCATTTCGTTTTGTAAATCCTATTAGTTCGTTGGACACACGTTAGTCACAAATAAAAAAATCATTTCCTAATTAAATATCCTCTAAAGTACTGTATTTAAAGAACTTTCTGACATTTGCGTAGTTCTAATTAATATCCTGATTGAATACAATTAGAATAATGAAAATGAAATGAGTGAATTCCTTGTAAAATCGCTGAGAATGTTGATTTTACAAGGGTTTCGCGCGTTTTTATGTTCTGAATTGTGATGAATAAAATTGATAAAATAAGATTCCGTTAGTCACAGTTAGTCACAAATGGGACTTTTATTTTCTCAATCTCTGTGCGGAGTTCTTCCAATGTCCTGTGTCCATATACCGCGTTTGTAACATCTCCACCAAAAGAGTGACCCAGCATTCGCTTCCGGTCGTTCTCCCGGACGCCGTATTTTTCACATAACATAGAAAAAGTATGCCGGCAGTCGTGTGGCGTGTGTTTCGGATCGCCAACAATTCCAAGACGTTCAAGCGTAGGATAGAACAGGGCGTTGCGGTGGTGCTGCTGAGTATATACACAGAGCTTCCCACCTTGAGTAAGAACCTTTTGCTTAGCAAATTCGTATACCGCCGAATGAATTGGTACTACGCGGTCTTTTCCTGCCTTAGTCTTGATCCCGCCCTGAAAGTATCTCTCTTCCAAGTTAGTCGTCAACTTAAGTACTTCGCCGATTCTCCAGCCAGAATAACACATGATTAATATAAGCTGCACTTCCGGATCAGCAGAATTCTTCCAGAGAATTTTTAACTCATTGTCAGAAAATGGTGTTCCATGTTCAGTGTCGTCATCCGCGTTGACTTTTACATACAAAGCCTTGTTTTCTGTTACAATTTCTGAGTAAACAGCGTATTTATACATCTGCTTGAACAGCGTAAGAATTGCCATAAGGCTCTGACGTTTTAACGGGCAGTCATCAATTACCTTTTGCAGATCAGGCGCTTTTAAATCCTCGAATACACGATTATACAGAGCCGTGCAGTTTGAGTAAGCGGTCTGGTAAGCTATCTTTGAACTATAAGAAAGTTTTGAACCCTCTGGAAACTTCCATGCGTAAAACTTCTTATATACCTCTGAAAACGTCAATTTCTTGATTTCCGGGTGTTTATCCTCGACACCCTTGATTGTATTGTAGTCAGCAATCAAACGAGTAACAAGGGTATCTACGTCCGTTGTAGGTGATATCTCAAGGTCTCGTTCCATCCCTGGCTGATATGTTCCTGCCTTGTATGCGGTCAGTACAGTAAATCCTTTAATCCAGTCGTCTACATAGCAGATTGCAGGCGGTCGGACGGGCTTTCCGGTCTTTTCATTCAGTACTGCCGGAGGATGGACCGCAAATGGATTCCTACGGTTGCCGCCCAGGTACCGTATTGTTCCGAAACTGTTAGGGAGCTTCGGGTATTTCTTTCTTTTCTTCGCCATTTTTATTCCCTCTTTCTGTAGCTGTATTTTAGGTATAAAAATAACAGCCGAACAAACTTTCTGACTTGTCCGACTGCTCCGAAGATGATACAATATGTTTTGCCAGAATATTACATTTCTTCGGAGATGTATAAACGCCACCTCGGTACGCCAATGCCGGGGTGGTTTTTTATTTTATTTAATTAACGGTTACATTGAATATAGCTGAATATTTGTCTGAATCTGAATATCCATTGTCCGAATATTGGTCAACATAAATTTTAAAATTTCCTTTGTGATTTACACCAATACATTCCTGTGCACGACATTTAGCACCTACTGGAATCTCTTCAGGGTAATAAGTTGGTGAATTTGGATAAGTGTATCCGGTGTATCCCTGAGAATCAATATATTTGTATAATCCCAAAGACATATATAGACCGTCAAAATCTGAAGAATGGTATCCAATATTTTCATAGGTGTAATCTACTAAATATACAGCCGCCGGATTAGTACTTGAATAAGGGTTTCTTTCACTCATTTCAGTAACTGAATTGATTGTGAATTTCCATTGTCCCGGAACTGTCCAAGTCTGCCCCATGTTATATGTTTGAACTGATGGCCTTGGAGCTGGTGTAGGCTGCACATAAGGTTTTATGACATTTACAGTGGTTACGAATTCCATTGTTGATACCTTTCCCGTTATGGTTGCACAGCCGACTGATTTACCATGAATCTTTCCACCAGATGTTATTGATACAATGGATGGATTGGAAGAAATCCATTTAACTTTTTGCTTTGTATTGCTGATCTTGAACTGATATGATTTGCCTAAGTCAATAACAGAAATGAATTGTTTCCACTTCGGAACTTCTGATGTGAGCTTGCACTTATAAACAGTTCTTCCTTTTTTCGCAGTAATTACAGCAGTTCCTTTTTTCTTTGCAGTTACAACGCCTGAGGATGAGACAGAAATACATTTCTTGTTGGAACTTGTCCATTTGTATCCTTTTCCCGGCCCTTTGAATTTAGCTTTTTCTGATTTTAAAATGTATGCAGTTACTGTTTTGCCTTTTTTCAAAGTGATCGGGGTTCGGTATGAATAGTATGTAGGTGCTATGTTCTGATTCCCTCCGGTATTGGTTCCATCCCCGAACTCACTTGCCATCGCCGGTATGCTGCATAATAGCAAACATAGCATGAGCAAAAGTGAAATTACTTGTGAAAATCGTTTCTTCTTCATAAAATCCCTCCTATTATATGATTTTCACCACGTTTCGCACTTTCCATGCGGATTATGTATTTTGTACCGCTGATTTTGCAATGTTATGTAAAGTACGGTTATTCGTGGTATTTTTATTTTATCATTTTAAGAGCATATTGTAAAGATTTAGAACGAAATAGAGTGATTTAGATGAAAAAGAAATGTTTTTTTCTATAAAATAGTGAGAGTTCATGTATATCATTGGCAGTTGCCAAGAGTCGGAATAGGTGGTATAATAGCAAAAGCGAACTAATGTTCGGTTCTATTTCCCACAGCCGAACATATACTGTAGTGTAGGCGGTAGTTACGACAGGGAGGGTTATTTATGGATTATAAGAAAGAGATTATTGAAATGATAGAAAAATGTGATAATGAGGGCAAGTTAAAATTTGTCTATACGATTCTTATCAAATATCTAAAATCAAAGAAGCAAGGGGATTAACCCTTGCTCTTTTTGTTTAACGATGAAACTATTTGTTTTATTGCTTTCTTATCTTCTTTATCGAGTGCTTTATATTCCTCGATAAAGTCTAAGACGTCAGGTTCTGACATAAGATTTCCAATTATGGTTGCATAATCGTCATCGCTTTTAGAACCCATGAGGTATGTCGGTGTTACTTCCAGAGCGCCGCATAGAAGTTCGATAGTGTCCATATCTGGCTTGCACTTATCTTTTTCCCAGTCACTAATTGAATTGTGTTTTGCGTTGATTTTTTCTGCGAGTTGTTTCTGAGTTAATTTCTTTGCTGTTCTGGCTTGCTTGATTTTCTCGCCAAATGTCATTATCGGTTTCCTCCTTTCATGATTAATAATAATATAGAAATTTCGAACTGTCAATAAAATAATTTCGATTTTCTCGAAATTTATTCTTGACATTCGAACATTTCGAAGTTATACTGTAATTGTTCGATAAGAACGAAACTTAAATAGAAAGGAGAATTGAAAATGTGTGTTGGTAAGAAAATCAAGTCATACCTTGAGAATAACGGCATAACACAGACATTCGTTGCCAACAAAACTGGTATTCCTGTTCAGAAGCTCAATCTTTCTCTCAATGGAAATCGCAAATTAGATTTCGATGAATACGAATTAATTTGTGGAGCATTATCTGTTGGAACCGATAAGTTTCTTGAACCAAGGTTGCCAGAACGGAAGGGAGCTGATTGATTGAAACGTAAGGAGGTGAGAATACATGAAAGAAAAAACAGTTGCAGGACTTACAGACTATGCTTTAGAGATGCTTGGATATGATAAAGAAAAGATTCTCAAGGCAGTAGAAAATTGCGTAATGGCAATGGGAGAATTGACAATCGCAGAAAGCCAAGTTGCCCGTAAGCATCTGGACTCTGTTATGGAAGAAATGTATAAGCGGAGTCCAGACACCTTAATAAATACTATTCAGCCTCGTTTATAATCTTATTTTCATGAACGACAAAATTATAAGCATAGTTATAGGCTTGTACATACTGGTTGGACAGTGACAGTACATCAGAAGAATCAACTTCATCTTCACTGTGCAATTTGGTAACCTGTGCAGTCGCTTTGATATAAGCTGAAGCAATATTATGTGCAGCCAATTCAGGATTCACAGTACGAATCTTAGCAAGTTCACAGTGGCTTAATCCAAAATTGTCAAACATAGTAGCGTCCTCCTTTCCTCAATACTCAGCATGCCAGTGCCTGTACTTACAGGATAGGAGAACAAATATAAAAAGTCAAGGTAGGTAGGTGAAAACAGTTGAGCAGATCAGCAAGGAGAAAATTCCGGTCCCTGGAAAGAAGAATTGCCAGCCTTGAATCGCAACTTCAAGACCAGCAACAAATTATTTCTTCTCAGTGTCCGAAAGTCCGCCCTGAATCACTTTTAGAACGGGCGGTTCGTGATGCTCAGTCAGGTGTTCATATTCCAGCATTCCGAATGAATCTAGGTAATCGAACATTATTTGAACAGAAGACTGAATAGATGTATTTACGGCATTTCTGATGATTTGGAATTGTTCTTTTGATATGCAAGGTTCGTCTTCCGGCAGACCTTGTAACAGGCTCTGAGCAATATTAGCGGAATTTTCCGACAGGATTCTTTCAACATCAGAGTTAATGACCGACATAAATTCATCATAAGTCATTTTTTTAATACCTCCTTTCCAAAGGAGAGTATAACACAAAATCAAAAAACGAAACAAAGAAAGTGATTTGCGGATGACTTTGGGCTACGCAATCGCATTGAGGGATAAAGAACAAAGGAGGTGAAGAAAAATGTTAGACTGCACCGTCAGTGAAAATATTCTCGGTCAGGTTTCAGTTCAACTCGAAATGACGAGCCACGACTGGTCGAAATTAAAAACCTCTGGTGTGTGGAGTCAGATGGAGAAGATTCTAATGGAATCTGAAACACAAAGTAGCCGCTGCTTCCACCATATCCAGACAAACAAACCGGAAGAGACATGTTGTACAAGCTGTCGGAAGAAACGGTTTTTCCACCGATTTTCCGGTCTGAAGAAGCAACGATAGTTGGCAACTTATTGCATGGATATGTAATTCCGTTAATAACAATGGAGACATCTGTGATTGATATTACGGAATTTGAGAGATTGTCGAACTGGATATAAGCCAAAGCCAGTTGTTTTTCTGGACTATATCCAAAATAAGGCAAGCTTAAATGAAGATTACGCCGTGATTGAAATAATTGCCAAGCAGTTCCAGCAGACCCTATTAACCCAAGGATAAAAGAAACATTTTCAAACGTAATGATTCCTTTAGCCGATTTTAAAATTGAAATAATTTGATTTATTTTAATCACCTCCCATCTACTGGGAGTATATCACAAGAAAAGAGGTGCGTATATGTCAGAAAAAGAAAAAAGAATCGTTGAAAAGCTGAAAGAAGCGATTCCTAATATGTCAGAATTTGACAAAGGATATATTCTCGGTAAGACGGAAAGCTTTTCCGAGAATAATCTGGAGAAAAAATCAGATAAGAAAGAAGTAGTTAATTCAAATTAGAAAGGAGAAACATGAACGAATTGCAGTTTTTTAATTCAGAAGAGTTCGGAGAAATCCGAACAGCAGAAATTGACGGGAAACCGTATTTTGTTGGCACTGATGTTGCCAAAGCTCTTGGATATAACAATCCCAGAGATGCCGTATCAAGGCATTGCAAGGGAGTCGTGAAACGCGACACCCCTACATCTAGTGGCATTCAGTCAATGTCATACATAAATGAGGGAGATTTGTACCGCTTGATTATGAAGTCGAAACTTCCATCGGCAGAGAAATTCGAATCATGGGTTATGGATGAAGTTCTTCCGACAATCAGAAAGACAGGCTCATACCAGAAGCCACTGACGACAGTTGAACAGATACAGGTTATTGCGACAGGGTTCTTAGATCACGAAGAACGGCTTAACAGACTTGAAAACACCATGACTATTGACTACGCACAGCAGGAATCTATTAGAGACTTAGTGTCAAGTGTCGTAATTGCTCACCTTGGTGGGAAAGAGTCAAATGTTTACAAGGAAATTGGCAAGAAAGTATTTGCTGAATGCAACAGGGATATAAAGACTTACTTCGCAGTAAATGCCCGTAATAACATCCCTAAGCTGAGATTTGAAGAAGCTATGGAATATGTTAAGAACTGGCATCCATGTACAAATACAGTAATGTGCATCAGGGACTGCAATGCTCAAATGTGTATTGAGTAGAAAGGAGCATAAATGGACGCATTACAATTTAATAAAGCCGTCAGCCAGCACTGCAAAGAATCTGGTGGAGACTGTTGCAAATGTGACCTACGGCTTTACTGTTACCTATCGCCAAGTGAGCGACCAGATGAGTTAGTGAGCCTGGTTATTGATTTTTTGTATAACCACATTGAAAACCATGGTCATTATACCCATCACAGCGCGGCTTCATTTCCGTGTATTGATGATATGGACATGAGCACCGCAGTAGGCGGCGACTGTTACCAGAAACCTCATACTCTTCATAAACAGTCACATGCTTGTGAATCTTGTGGCAGTGATACAGTCGAGTGATTGTTTCAACCATATAATTCCCCTTTCGTTATACTCGGCATGTCGGTGCCTGTAAAAGCATTATAGGTAGAGGGGAAAGGAAATACAATAGGTGATAAATAATGGGAGCAAATAATTTTACGCATTTTACCGGAAAGAAATCTCCATTCAAAACTCAAAAGAGAAAGAAGAAAGCAAAGGTAAAAAAAATTCATAAAAACAAATATGAAAGGAGCATGAAATGAGCGAAGTTGATACTTACATCAAAGAAAATGCAGAAGTTCATCAGTTCGCCGCAGAGGTTGCGAGAATCATATCGGGCATTCCACAGATGCCGGAGTTTTCAAACGAACGCCTGACAGTATCAGACGTGAGCAAAATGACAGGCATTCCTACACCATCTGTCAGAGCAGGAATCATCTACGGGTGGCTGCCTATCGGTACGGCGTATCGTGGGAATAAAGTGATTCACGACAGGAAAGGTTCTGGCAGAATAGAATTTGTTATCTCTCCAAGAAAGCTCTGGGAAGAAACAGGATATGTCTGGAGAGGGAAAGAAGCATTAAAGTGATAGTGCCCCGGAGGGAGCCGAAACCTCCGCCCCGGAGCTTTGCACCAACTAAACCACACTTAGTAGGTACAGGTTAATTATAACTTCGTATCTGCTAATTGTAAATACCAAAAAAGGAGAAATTAGCACGATATGAGCAGAAATAGCACAAATAAATGTGAAAACGTTCCGGCATGGGACGAACTTGAGTTCATTCTTGCGACAGAAATTGTCGAAGAAAGTAGAAAAAAAGCAAGAAAATGGTTCACGACATGGATTGTGACCGCAGCCGCACTGGTAGCAAGCAACCTTGCATGGATTATGGGAGAAATGAGATGAAAGAGTATGCGCTGATTGCTGTTTGTATGCTTGCCGGGAAATATGTCGATGTGCCTATCTGGCTGAACATCTTTTTTGGCATCTCGGCAGCATGGGCGGTGCGCCAGATGAAAGCAGACTGGCAGTAGGAAATAAGGAGGATAAAGAAATGTTCGAGAAAGAAATTGACGAAATTTACGAACTCTGTAAAAGAGTTGCTAATGAAGTTCCGACAGCAAGTGCCACATTCAACTATTCAATTTATGGTATGAGCGTATTTGGGCTCAAAAGGAAGGAAGATATTAGCATTCCCAAAGACAAATTTAAATGGGATTTGCACCAAAACGTATCTTTTAATCCATTTTACGAGAAAGAAAGCCGTGAAAAGCTTAATAAAATCAAATCATTCTTGCTGGAACTTCTGATAGATGGGAAGTGTCCAAATGAGTAAACAGATAGCAATTATGAAACTTCTTCCCAGTCTGGAGATAGCAGGATGTATCAATGAACTTCTCAGAGAGCTTCAGTCCAGAGGGGATCACGTATTGGATTATGAAAACTGCGATATGTCACTGGACCATATCGAATACCACAAAGCCGAAGATATCGACGGAGAAAAGTTCGGAGATGCATCAGATAACCTTTATTGTTTCTTTAAGGTGGTGTAAGTATGGATGAACGCATTCAGGAAGTATTGAGATTAATCGACATACAGCTTGCTACAGTGCCTGATAATCCAATTGAAGAGCAGTATAAGGCAAGAACATTGGCGAGCTATGTACAGGCTCTAAATGGGCTTTTAGCGGCTCAGAAATCAACTAAGGAGGGTAACAATGGAAAAGTTTGAAATCCGTATTCCGGCTAAAAAGAAGAAAACAATCAGTGAAAAGGAGAATCCGGTTGTGAAGATTACTTCAGAAGCATACAACACACTGGTTGAAATCTATAACGAATCAACTATATCTATGAAAGACATTGCAAGTTTACTGATTGTAGAAGCCAGTAAGTGCGTGGTCTATGACAAGGGGGATTGAAATTGAATATCTATGAAAAATTAGGAGTTATTCAGTCAAAGCTGAAAGCCCCAAAAGGGCAGTATAACTCATTTGGGAAATATAAATACAGAAGCTGTGAGGACATTCTTGAAGCAGTAAAGCCGCTTCTGGCAGAAACAAAGACAGTATTATGTATCACTGATCAGATGGAAGTGGTCAGGGACAGAATCTATGTAAGAGCAGAAACGCATTTAAAAGATGCAGAGGATTCTTCTTCTGAAATCGTAACAATTGCTTATGCAAGGGAAGAAGAGTCAAAAAAAGGCATGGATTCTTCCCAGGTTACAGGCGCAGCGTCATCTTATGCAAGAAAGTACGCACTGAATGGTTTGTTCTGCATTGATGACAACAAAGACAGTGATTCTACTAATACAGGTAGCAGCGGGAAAACAGCAGCTAAAAAGCCAGAATCAAAAGAACCTGTTGAGATGATTACTTCAGAAAATGTAATGAGCATCCAGAACATCATTGACAAATATCCGAATTCTAACTTGTTTGAACAGATTAAAACTCGTTTCAAGGTAGACGATGTGAAAGGACTCACAAAAGAAAAAGGGCAAAAATGTCTCAAAATGTTGATTGAGTACGATAAACAGCATAGTGGAAAGGAATAAAAAATGAACAAAGTTATTCTTGCAGGACGATTTACAAGAGATCCAGAAGTCAGATATACAAATGATGGAACATCAATCGCAAGATTTTCCATTGCAGTCAATAGAAGATTTGTAAAAGAGGGTTCTGATCAGAAAGCAGACTTCCTTAATTGTGTTGCATTTGGAAAGTCTGCGGAGTTTATTGAAAAATATTTCACAAAAGGCATGAAAGCAGATTTATCTGGAAGAATTCAGACAGGAACCTATACGAATAAAGACGGCGTGAAGGTATATAAAACAGATATTGTTGTCGAGGAAATCGAATTCGGCGAAAGTAAAGGTTCTTCACAGGCACAGACAGCATCGCCTACACCAAATCCAGAAGCCGACCCGGACGGCTTTATGAGCATTCCTGATGGTATCGACGAGGAGATGCCATTTAATTGATACAGATTGATAGCAGAGAACATCAGAAAGTTATTGATGGCATTAAAAAGGCATTTGACGAGGCAGGGGAAAAATGGTTCGTGTCAAAGCTGTATGTGGGTGATTACATGAATTATGATAACCCGCGTTTGGTAGTTGATAGAAAGCAGAACCTTGCAGAGTTATGCGGAAATGTATGCCAGCAGCATGAAAGATTCCGATCTGAAATTATCCGGGCAAATGAAGCAGGAATAAAACTTGTCTTCTTATGCGAACACGGGAAAGGAATCGAAAAGCTGGACGATGTTCTCTGGTGGGAGAATCCCAGGGCGAAGAAAAGAGTTAAAGAGAATGGCATCTGGGTAGAGCAGGAACAGAAAGTTATGCATGGAGATGTCTTATATAAGATTCTTTGCACGATGCAACGCAAGTATGGTGTTGAATTTCTGTTTTGCGACAAGAAAGACACTGGCAAAAGAATTTTGGAGATTCTGTCAAATGAATAAAGAAACAATTAAACAACAGAATAGCATGAGGGACGTTCTAAGCAGATATGGCATGGTTCCAAACAGAGCAGGATTCGTTCGGTGCCCATTTCATCCGAAAGATCGTACTGCATCCATGAAAATCTACAAAGACAGCTATTATTGTTTCGGTTGTGGTGCAACAGGTGACATATTTACATTCGTTCAGAACATGGATAATTGCGATTTTAAGACAGCTTTTGTCATACTTGGGGGAACTTACCAGAAACCGAACTTCTCTTCCAGAATGGCAATATATCACCATCAGAAACAGATGGAAATGCGGCAGAAGGAAGAACAGAAGAAAAAGGTTGAGCTGCAAGAATGCTTGTCGGATATAGATTTCTACAGAGCTATCCTTGGCAGAGTGAAACCATTATCTGACGGATGGTGTGAAGCATGGAACAGGTTGCAACTTGCGCTATATCATCATGGATTCATAACAGGACTGGAAGAAGGTGATTAAAAGTGGAAATGATAAACAAGCTCACGAAGGATTCTATTCTGGACGAAGAAGTGTTTGACGAGATATTCAGCCAGGAAGACGAGATATACAAGGCACGTCTTACACTGACTCTTCTGGACAGAGCCAAGGAGCTTGGCGTGAAGAAAAAATTTGAAGATTTGCTGAAGGCTTACACGAAAGTGCAGAAGCAGATGATCGAGAAAGAGAAAAACAATAGAACAGTGTCTATGCTGGACCAGTGGACTAATTTCTCCGATTGTGAATATGACAGAATGAAATGTCTTAACTGGATAGCAGATGATGACGGAATCAGAATATCAAACACAAATCCAGGATCACCGGACATTATAGCCTGTTATCATCCTATTCTTCCGATTGAACGAATGAAGAATCTGGAGACTGGGGAAGAACAGATAAAGTTAATCTATAAGAGGAATAATAAATGGTCCGAGGTTATTGTGCCAAAAACCATGGTTGCATCAGCCAGTAAAATTGTTGGTTTATCCGCGCTTGGCATTTCAGTGACTTCTGAGAATGCGAAGTTCCTTGTCCGATATCTGTCAGATGTAGAAAATGCCAATGATGATTATATCAACATCCAATATTCCTCTAGTAAAATCGGGTGGATCCGAGATTATTTCCTGCCTTACGACAAGGATATCGTATTTGATGGCGATATGAGATTTCGGCAGTTATACGAAAGTATCAGTGTAGGTGGCAGCAGAGTAGAGTGGTATGAACATGTAAAAAAGGTTCGCGCTACTGGAAGAATTGAACCAAAAATCATGTTGGCTGCAAGCTTCGCCAGTATTCTGATCAAACTGGTCGGTGCTCTTCCATTCTTTGTAGACCTCTGGGGAGAAACTGAGGGTGGTAAGACTGTGACGCTTATGTTAGGAGCTTCCGTCTGGGCGAATCCGGGTGAATCACGATACATAGGAGACTTCAAGACAACAGATGTGGCTCTGGAAGCAAAGTCTGATATGCTCAACAACTTACCGCTGATCCTGGACGATACTTCCAAAGTGTCGGCTAAAATCCGGGATAATTTCGAAGGAATTGTATATGACCTGTGTTCTGGAAAAGGAAAGAGCCGTTCCAACAAGGAGCTGGGTGTTAATCGGGAGAATCGCTGGCAGAATTGTATCCTTACTAACGGTGAACGTCCACTGGCCGGGTATGTCAGCCAGGGCGGAGCGATTAACCGAATCATCGAGGTTGAGTGTTCTGAGAAAATATTTGATGATCCGCAGCTTACCGCAGATACGCTTAAAAAGAACTACGGGTACGCAGGAATTGATTTTGTGAATGTAGTTAAGGAAATGTCCATTGACGATATAAAAGCCATGCAGAAGCATTTTCAGAGTCTTATACAGGATGATGATAAAATGCAGAAGCAGAGTATATCAATGAGTATTATCCTGGTAGCAGATAAAATCGCAACAGATCAGCTGTTCCATGATGGCCAGTACATTGACATTGAGACGGCTAAGAATCTTCTGACAGAGAAAGAAATGGTATCTGAAAACGAACGCGCTTACTGGTTCGTGCTTGATAAGATTGCCATGAACGGAATTAAATTCGATGATAACCCAGATATAAAAACAGAAAGGTGGGGAATTATCGACAATGATCCGGTAAAAAAAACGTCAACTGCAATAATCTATAGCGCAGCGTTTGATGATTTATGCAAAATCGGAAGATTCTCCAGAAAAGCATTTTTGTCATGGGCTGTCAAGAAAGGACTTGTGGAAACCGACAGCAGAGGATATCCGACCAAAGCAAAAAAACTTGACGGAATTGTCACCAAATGTGTGTTCTTGAAAATTGTAGATGAAATTCCAAAAGGTTTTGTGAATTGTAATGATGATTTTGAGATTACAGACGATATTGTGTTTGATTAACAAACAATTCGTCCAAAAGGTAACCGGGTAACCTAGGTAACCTTTGATTCTGCATATATATATTTGAGTATTTATATGCACATATTGAGTATAAAAGTTTCCCTATATGAAAAAGTCAGGGTTACTCGGTTACTCGGTTACCTACCTGTAAAATCAATGGTTTACACGAATTAGTACGGTTACATCTCGGTTACTGTGGGTTACTTATATTAAAATAATATAAATATATTATATTTATAAAATAAAATTAAATAGAACGTATACAGTATATTGTATACAATATTCAAAGGAGATGATAAAAATAAAAGTAGAAGCAAAGGATATTCCGTATATTCAAAGATTTATGACTGAATTTTGGAAAACTATAAAAGATTTCTATTCAGCCGAACTTACAGACGAATATTCTAAGCAGGCCACTGATCGTCTGATAGAACTTGGAGAGTATGCGGAAATGTGTCCTGATGATAATGATAAACAGTTTATTAAGAATTGTCTAGTTGCTTTTAATAAATTATTAGATTCTAAGCAGAGGGAAGTGAGAAAGAATGTACAACACTAAGAATAAATACGAGCAGGGACAGGCTCTTAGAAAAGAAATCTATATGTATATCGTCAGTTATATCAAATTGGTTGGATATGCACCGTCAATTACAGAGATTTCTGAAAAGGTAGATGCCGGGAGAGCTACGGTCTGGAAACATATCAATCAGTTGATTGATGATGACCTGCTCAGAACAAACCACCCCAGTACTGACAGAGCATATACTCCAGTTGGGTACGGAATAAGAAAGATAAGCAAGGAGATAAAATGAAACTTTATGACATTGTTACAGCAGATGGTACATTCGTCGACAGTATGAGCAGAATAGAGATTTTGGAACGGTTCGGGATTTCTAAAGGAGTCTTTCAAAGATATCTGGATAATGGCGATCTGCTAGAAGGGAAATACCAAATAAATGATTATGGCTGTGACATAAAAGCAAGGAAATGTAAGGACAGGGAATTATTCTTACAGTTTGACATTCTGACTCAGAAGATAAGGAGGGCTGTCGGATGGGAAAGTTAAAAATCAAGCAGAAAAATAAAGCATTCATTCCGTATACGAATCAGCAGGCTCATATGTTTGCGCAGTCTATCCAGAACTGCCAGAAAGAGTTTAAGGAAATGGAAAAGAAAGCCTATGAAGATGGTTTTACCGTTGGTGAGGATTGGAGCAATACAATCAACACCGTTACAACAATGATGGCTCTGAGACGCTTATATGGCTTTTCCACGAAGCGATTGCTTGATGTGATTAGAACTGCCAATGAGTACGTTAAAATGGCAAACAGGGGCGAAATGAGCGTTCTGAGCATGATGCAGGACATTGAAAAGAACACAGATGTAAGATTCGATGAGATGAATAAGAATCTGGTTAAAAAAATGGGAGTTTGACAAGGAGCTGAATTAAATGAATAGAATTCGTACTCTGAGGGAAGCAAGCAGTATGTCTCAAAAAGAATTGGCGAGCGCAATAGGAGTGCCACAGTCTTTGGTGAGCTATTGGGAAAGAGAAAAGAGAACTCCATCAGTGATTAACGCGCAAAAACTTGCTGATTTTTTTGGAGTGGAAATAAAAGATATATTCGCAGAAAAGACTGCACAATAGCGCGTCAGTTGCTTACATGGGGAAAGTGAGGATAGAAAATGAAATTCAAAAGTAATGCCAAGTATAACGAAAAACCTGAAACCGGAAGTATTTTCGCCTTGGAATACAATTCTTTAAAAATCGTTATTCACAAATACGTCGGTTACGGAAATGTACTGTTTCTCAACTGTAGCGCATTGGATATTTACAACCACAATCTCGGAACAGAGAATTTCGAGGAAGCTGTCAGTAAAGCGAAGGAAGTTATCATACGTGAAGTTAAGAAAGTCAGAGATGATTCATACAGATTTTACAGTGATAACAATATTGAGATTGTCAGATGTTAGGAGGACGCAAAATGTTAATCAGAAGTCAGAACAAAAAGTATCTTGTAAGCACTAACAATATCACCTTTTATGTAATGGATAGCGAAGTTATCTGCTTTGGTATATCTGGTATTGAAGATAGCGACTATATAATTCTTGGACATTACGAAACGGAAGCAAAAGCCATGAAAGTACTGGATATGATTCAGGAAGCTTATTGTAAATTTATGTCGGTAAAAAACGATGATGCTTGGGGCGGAAAAGAATCCGTGTTTTATATGCCAGCGGATAGCGAGGTGGAAGCATGAGATACAGAAAGAAGCCGGTTGTAATTGACGCACTTCAGTGGACTGGTGCAAATCATCGAGAAATGTTCGATTTTCTGACGGACTATCAGTGTACGGACCAGTACATGTCGGCAGAAGGTAAGAATTTCTATATTGACCATTGGAAGGTTCCGGGTGGATTGGTTATTAGGACATTAGAGGGCGAACATCTGGCGAATATTGGTGATTATATTATCAGAGGTGTTCACGGTGAGTTTTATCCGTGTAAGCCAGATATATTCAGAGAAACTTATGAGGAGGTGGAAGAATGAGCCATATCAAAGACAGATTAAAGCAGTACGCGGATAAATATTCGGACTGCTACAAATACGCTGGGCTGCATGTCAAAGTTGTTCAAGATATGATTGAACAGCTTCAAGATGATCTGGAACAGGACGAGAAAGAAAATGGTTGGGTTCCGGTCAGTGAGAGACTGCCGTAAGGTGATACGACGGTTCTTGTATCATGCAAGACCAGAAGGGGAACAACATTCGTTCGCACTGGGTATTGTATAGGCGGTTCGTGGCATTTAAACTGTGAAGGCGTCACGGCATGGCAGCCTCTTCCGAAACCATACAAGGAGGATTAAACATGGAAATGTCAATTTTCAAAAAGGATGACAAAACCTACACCAGATTCAAGATCACGCTAAAAGAGTTTAAATCTTGGCAGGCTTTACTCGAGATAAAGTATTGTATTGATACATCAGAGCCGGTCAAGAAAAACAGCAGATACATTTATTTCGAGAAAGAGGGAGACTGGATTAATGGGAAGATGTAAATTAGAGTGTCCGGACGGTGAAACAGAGTGCTGCATTTGCTGCGAGAAACAAGGCGGTTGCGATAACCGGTGCAACATGATGGATGATTACGAATACGCTGAAGATTGCGAAGATTATATCAAGGAGGAAGAAGCATGATTACATTCTTATTAGGATTCGCCCTTGGAATCATAGTCGGAGTGGTTGGTCTTGCATGTATAGCGATCATGTACGATAAGCACCACTCAGACAAATAGAAAGGAGAACGGTATGCTGACAAGGAATAAAAAGCTGAAAGATTACGGGATCCCGGCAGAAGACATTGAAAAACTGAATACGATGCTGAAAGACTTTCCGGCAGAGTACGGATACCTGCTTTCCGGTGCTGCCTTGTCGGCTTGCCCGAAAAACACGGTGATAGCGGATATGGTTATCGAGAATATCCTACACCGGAAAAGCTACAGGAAAATCAGTAAAGAAAGATATATCCCGATGAATCCGAAGGATTTTTACGGATATAGGCGCAAGACTGTCGCTGTACTGTATGAGAGGATGAGGTTGTTGGGAGTGTGGGAGGATAAAAGATGAAAGAATATAGATGCCCAAAGTGCAATAGTAAAAACCTTTTTGTCAAGAAAGTTAGGAATAATACAGGATTGTATTGCGGGGATTGCGGTGCATGGATTAAATGGGTCGGAAAAAATGAGCTGGGAGTATTTGAATATTTAAACAGACAGAAGCACGTAGACGATGCTAATAGTAAACAAGACGATATTACAAACATCATTTACGGCACTCTCGATCATATGTATTGCGATAATTGCAGATTCAGTAGCGAAATTAAAGAAAGCGATAGTGATGAATGGAACTGTGATGAATGCCACAGAAAATATAATGGATGGGGAATTTCCATGCAGGAAAGTAATAAAATTGCAAAAGAAATTTTAAAACAGTTAGGAGAATAGAATATGAGCAGACTGATTGATGCAGACAAAATAATTGACTCTCTTGGAAATTCGGATATGGATTTTGCAATAGGTGCAGTTATTGACGAACAGCCGACAGTTTTTGATGTGGATAAGGTTGTGGAGCAGTTAAAAGATTTAAAGGCAATGTATTGGTTTTCAATAGCAAATACAGGAGATAAAAAACTAGATATTGCTTATGAAAACGTAGGAAATGCATTAGACAGGGCTATTGAAATCGTAAAGGAGGGTGGAGTTGAATGAGAGAGTTTATACATGGTGACTGTATGAAATATTTACCGGATTTTCCGGACAACTACTTTGATATTGCCATAGTAGACCCTCCATATGGAATAAAAGAGCATGGAGGAAAGAATCGAAGTAAATATGTAAAGCAGAAAAATGGAAGTTCCATATACGTTCCAGACGGAGGATATAAAAATTTTGGATGGGACAATTCGCCTCCTGAACCTGAATATTTTAAACAATTGTTCAGAGTTTCTAAAAATCAAATTATATGGGGAGCAAATTATTTTGATTATCCAATGGCTGGCGGGATGATTATATGGGATAAATGTAATGATGGTTCTGACCAGTCCGATGCAGAAATTGCGTTCAACAGCCTAACAAGAAGAGTAGATATATTCAGATACATGTGGAGAGGAATGTTTCAGGGGAAATCAATTGCTGAAGGAACTGTTCAACAAGGAAATAAGAAATTAAATGAAAAGAGAATTCATCCAACACAGAAGCCAGTAAATCTGTACAGGTGGATTTGCCAGAAATATCTGCAGAAAGGAATGATGGTGCTTGATACGCATGTGGGGAGTGCAAGCTCATTGATTGCCTATGAAGAATACGGACTTGAATATATAGGGTATGAAATTAATGAATGTTATTACAATGACGCTTGCAAACGGTTAGAAGAATTTAGATCACAGATTACATTATTTGATTTAGGAATGTAGGTGCGAAATGAGTAAATCAGTATTAGTGATAAATACGCCAAAATATTGTGCTTTATGCGTTTTACGCAGTGGAGTGCATCACCCGTTCTGTAGGGTAAACAATAGAGATATTACAGATTTGAGTATTAGACCTGATTGGTGTCCGCTTATGGACTTGCCAGAGAAAGATAAGGAGGAAGAAAATGAGTAAATCAGTATTAGTGATTGATACACCAGAAAACTGTGGAAAATGTAAATTTATAAGTACTTTCTGGTGCAGAGCAACGGGTGACAGGAGAGTTCCAAACAATGATGTAATTCCTGTTTGGTGTCCGCTGGATCCACTGCCGGAGAAAGATATGGAAAGCTATTTTCCAGACGAATTTGGAGATGGATATGCTACTGGCTGGAACGCTTGTATTGATGCAATTACGGGAGAGGTGAAGTAGATGGAGAGATTAACAGAATGGGAAAATGGTAGTGTCACATATAACGAAAAACGAGAGATTGGGAGGGGTGAAATAAATGAATCTTAGAAAAGCTACACTTGTTGATTATGGTGTTCCGCCAGATGATATACCGACGCTTCAAAGTCATTTCAGACACCTTGACGAGAATGACAAGTATAATCTTCTGCAAGTGTCAATCAAATATGCGCCAGGCATCGAATCACAAATCTATGACAGCATCGTCAACAGCATCGGCTATCGGACGATGGAGAAGATCAGGACGGTTCCTGCAACGGAGAATGACTTTTATGGCTACAAACGTAAGGTCATGGCGGAATATTATCATTTAGCCAAGTTGATTGGCAGGATTTAAAAAAACTTAAAAATTTATAAAAGTGGTAGAGAGCTACGTACGCCCTAGTATGGTATTATAGTATATATAACTATAACTATGCTAGGGCGTTTTAATTCAGAAAGGATATGATTGGATGTTGATAGGATGGCAAACGAGGAAAATTTAAAACCATTTACAAGCAATCAAAGCCGTGAGGAAGCCGTGAGAAACGGACAAAAAGGCGGTATTGCATCTGGATATTCTAGGCGACAAAAAAAAG